ATATGCCCGATATTACAAACAGAGCCGGGAACCTGACAGCCCCTAGCTGTCTCAACCTTATCAAACTGCCAGATTAGCGGCGGGCCTGAGTAAGTGGCGCGAATAATAGCGCGCTCCATCAGGATAGTGCAATACTCTCCGCCGACCATTCCGGTGATCGCACCGGCGTCTGGGATTTCCTGAAAATCGCTTTGATCCGTTCCAGACACCCAGCTTGTAATGTCGTTAAAGCCAGACCAGCGCACCTTGTACGGCACACGCCCTGACCCCTCGTCGATATTGGCCGTCCACACAAAGTCACGCACAACAGCTAGGAAGTCAGCCTTTGGCGGCGTGCCGGATAAATCAGAAAACGCGCTATCGACGCCAAGCTGGAACTTTTGCAGCTCCTCGCCAATGCCGCCAGACGCGATAATTGTGTCGCCAAATTGCACAAAGCGCCAACGCTCACCGCTAACCAAATCATAGGCTGGTGTGCCTGCCTTGCTTATGTCGTCGAGGTTAGTTGTGCCAGCGTTAAAAGAGTAGAGCTTCGCGCTATCGCCAGCGAACAGTTTTACGGAGCCGTCGTTTTGTTTAGCCGCGAAGATGTTTAGTATCGTGTTTGACGCAGCGTTTGAGTATTGGACAAAGCCGGGCAGGCTGCGATATCCGTTAGCTGCGGGGATAACGTTTGTCGCCTCGACAACACCAGCATCTGAAAAGTCCGGCTGATCCGGTAGCCATTCACCAAACGTAATCATTGACCTAACCAAACTCCTGTTGCGCCAGACGTCACAGTCGACCAGATAGCCGGTGTGTCTGTAGTGTCAGTCCACGTTGCGGCGGTATCTGCTACGTCAGACCAAGCCTCGCCTAGTATCTCGCCGGTGATTGTACCACTCACAGCGACATTTGCCGACCCCGACATTACAAACGTGCCGACAGGCGCTGACGCTGCTGTGACCGCTGCGGTGGCTTGACCGTCAACCCTAAGAACAACAAACGCCTGAGCCGTCGCATTAAACGCAATCCCCGCAGCGCCGCCGTAGGATGCGATAAAGATTGCGTTAGCCGTAACACCGGCAGCGCCAGTGACCGAGGCTGACATACTCTGTATGCGGTTTGCCGTGCCGGTAGATGTAACAGCAACAGACGCAGCGCCATCGAAATGCTGAACGCGCTGAGGCGTGGCCGTGGCTGATGCAGAAACGTTAACGCTCGCGTCGAACTCAATAGCAAACAACATAGCGCCGGTAGCATTGATAGCCACTGACGCGGAGCCGTCCGTGACAAGAACGCAAAGCCGGTCGCCATTGTCTAACTGGTCTAGTGTGTAGCCAAAATTGTCTAGCTGCTCTAGCGTACCCCACGCGTCTAGTTGCTCTAACGTGGGGTTACACCACGGCAGCGCATCTGGACTATCGAGGCTCGCTGGCAGCGCGTCTATGCTGCCAGTTAGCTGCTCAAGTTGTGGGTCGCTGGTTGCCATCGTACCGCCTTTAAGCTGCGGTGATGTCTAGGTCACCTGTCGGTATTTTCAAGATGTCGCCGTTAGCGATCAACTTAGCTGTAGTGAACGCACCGTGGATCAACAGATTACCGCCACTAAGAGCGTCAAAAATGCCAAAATGGCTTACAGTTCCCCAAGAGCCAGTCGCCGCGTTAAACTCAATCGCCGCGCTGTTTGAGGTTGTACCAGACGCTGCGGCAGTAAACGCTGCACTCTCACGCGCATAGTTATTGCCAGTTAGCTCAGCGCCGCTGTTGTCGTCATTAAAAGACGCTACGGCAAGGCCAACGTAAACTGTGGTCGGCATCGTATATGCGCCGGTTCCAAGGATGTGGTCGAGAATTTCATTCTCAAGATAGTCACTCATTGCAGACATAATTTAGCTCTCCGCTGCTGTGTTTTGCCGCTGATAAATGCTGCTCATTTGCAGCGACCCAGTTCCGTAATGAGCGCGCTGCTCGTCGATTTTAATCTCTTCCAGAGCCAAATTAAACCGCTGTAGATATTGAGACGCACGCTGCTCATCAAGTAAGTAAGCATACGCCTCAGCTAATGCGCCGTAAAGGTAGGCATCCGGTGAACGGCTCAGGACGTTGTTTGTCTGGTTTGAAGCTGACAAAGCCTCAATCGTGCCAATGTAAACAATTTCCAAAGAGTAGGCCGTATCTGGAATTGGGCGCAGTTTAATCTCGTCGCCAATAATGCTGTAGCCAAGCGGCTTACCCTGCCCGCCTGACGCAAATTTTTCGTCTAGGGCAACAGGGCTGTAGTAAGACAGGACTGTCAGCGGTGATGTGTTTAGCTTTACCTCACGCACCTCGCGCAAGTCTGTGGGCAGAGACAGGTATTCGTTACCGCCGACAGTGCTCGCTGCCGACCGCTTTTCCTGACTGCGCGTTTCAAGCTCGCGGCTCATGCGCGCCTCAGCCATCGTGATAAAGTCAGGGATTTGCGCCGTTAAGTCGCTACGCGCCAAAAAGTTAGCGATAGCGGCTTGCAGGTTTGTGTAGGTATCTACTGCCATTATACGGTTCCGCCGCCAGTTCTAAAATCACGGTTCTCGCTGTCGTTCAGCCACGCCTTCCAGCCCTTAGGGTTTTCTTGCGGCGTGCCTAAAGTCTCAATCAGGTGATTATACACTACATTAGGTATTTCGGCTACATGCTGCATGTGCCGCTGGGTATTGCCCATCATGCTGCCCTTTGAGTAATCGTTATTCATCTGCCGGTTTAATTTTACCAGAGTGTCAAATCTTTGCTTTTGCTCAATGACAGTCGATCCGTCATTGTTCTGGTGCATATACACTTCTTTTTTAGTGTGCGGGTCTGTGTAGAGTACGCGTTTCATATCTCACCCTTTGAAGAAAGAGAGGGGGCAGTCGCCCGCCCCCTCAGATTTATTATGATCCGTTAAGATCGTAAACCATCGCGTGTGCCTTAGGCGCGGTTGGCTTGAGTGACCACTCACAGACCAAATGGCTTGTTTGAGCGTCGCCGTCCTTGGCCAAATCTTCCTCAAGGAAGTTACGACCATTCAGGGTGCAGATTGACACAAAGTCTGGGTCAATCAAGAACACCCGGTCGTTACCGAGCAGACGTGATGGAACTGCCTCAACAGTACCGAAGTCGGTCAGGAAAACAGATGTCGAACCGACATAAGTTACTTCCTTGGCTTTGGTCATGTTGACGTCGTTTGACACCAAATTGCCTGACGCTGACAGGTCAGAGAAGTTGGCGCGGTTGGTTGCAGAAGCAACCATCAGACGTGGGTTTCCACCGTCTTCCCACGCATCCTGCATCCCATCTTCGATGAGGGCAAGTGTCAATGGGCGAGCCACACCTGAACCGCCGGGTGTGTCAGTGCCGTCACCTGTGGCGAAAGCGCCGGACGCGCCGACTGAGCCATTTGTGATCCAGCAAGACAGTGAAGCTGACTTGCGTGGGTCTGAACCGTCGCGTGCAACGTCTGTGTCACCGATTGACTTTTCGATGTCACGACGCAGTTCGAGAGCTTTTAATACCTTCTGGTAGTTATGCTCACGCTCACGTCCGGCTGTATCAACAGCGTCCAGTGTGCCAGATGTTGCAAAGACTTTCTTTGAAATCTGGTGGTAGTTGCCCACGCGTGACGTTGGCGTTGCAGCCGCAGTCGAAGTTGTCGCACCTTCGTTGTGGTAGTTGTTCGAGGCAGCCGCAGTCAGCTCCTGAACTTGCCACTCAACAAAAATGCCGCGTGATGTTTCCTTCTTCACGTTTGAGAAGATTGGTGTTTCTGCCGGATCAATCCGGTAAATGATGTCTGCAAGCTGTTCCTTCTCACCAACAGCAGCAGATGTTGCGAATACAGCCATTGTATTACGCTCCTTCTTTGGTTAGGGGCTATCTGCCCATTAAATACTCAACAGCGGCATCGACGGTTCCAGCGCTTTCAAAACGCTGTTTCGCCTGTTGCCGTGAACGACTTGCAACTTCACGCTTCGTCTTTGGGCGTCCTGCCTTAGCCATCTTTGGCGCTTGTCTGGCTTTCTTCTTGGCGTCGGGTTTCTTCGACTGAAGATTGTCCCACTTCCAAGCCTTGTAGAGAAGTTCGATGGCGCGCGCGTCAGACGCGTTTGCAATCTCTTCCTCACTAAAGCCAATGCGGCGCTGCGCGTACTTGATAACAGCCTGACGCTCCGTTTCGCGGATATCGTCATTTTGCCACTCAGGTATGCGATTAAGCATTTCGGAACGCTGATTTTGTAGGTGCTGTTTTAGTTGCACCTCACGCTCGTATGCTTGTTCTTGAGCCAAACGCGACCTCTCGGTCTCGACTTGTTTCTGCTGTTCCTTGTAGCTATCCCACTCGGTCTTGGCTAGGAACAAGTCACGCTCGCTCATTGTTTCGGCTAATGCTCTCCAGTCAGGTTCTTGCTCGACTGTCTGCTGGATTTGGGCGCTCAACTGATTTAGTTGCTGCGCGTAGGTGTCTCTGAGCTGCTTAACCTGAGCCGCCTCTTGTTCAAAGGCTTTGCGCTGGTTAGCCAGTTCCATTGACTTCCTAGTAAACGACTGCTGCCGCTGATATCCGTTGCGAAGCTCATCGAGGTCTACCTCCACCTCTTCGCCGTCAATTTTGACTTTGTAGGTCTGCTGAGGCTCCTCATAATCTTCGTCGTCATCAGTTTCGTAGTCGTCTTCGCCTTCGTCGGCATCATCATCCACATAGTCGTCTTCCGGCGTCTCATCGACGTTATCGGTTTCCGGCTCAGGTGCCTCTGCCTCTGGCTGTCGAGGCCGAGCTTCGGCCTCTGGTCGCTCTTCTGTCGCAGTATCCTCAGGGGGATTGCTCAGAAGGCTAATTGCGTCATTAATTGAAATTTCTCCGGTTCCTGCTGGATTGTCGGACATAATAATCTACCTTTTTCTAGTTACGGTTGACCGCCGCCTGAAATCATCTAGCTGCGCTTCCGCTAACTTACCACTCTCAACCACGCTTTGAAAATACCCCTTTAAAGCGGTAAGAGACTGGCACAAATAATAAACTCTTTCTCTGTTCTCCGCATCCTTTATGTCGCTCAGCTTCCAAGCCTCGGTAAACTGATTGTCGAGATATTCAAACGCCTCAACAAGTAACTCATTACGCATCAAAGCCTCGGCCCTCTCAGCTCTGGCCTGCTTTTCCCTCACCTTTAATTCGTCCATAATTTTCCCTATGAAAGTAACGTATATCCGTCTAATCGTGGCGGGCGCTTGAAGTATTCTGGGTAGGTTGCGCCCTGCTGTCTAAACGCAAGGTTAGCCGATTGGAAATCTGGCGCAGTAGGATAACCAGCGCCATAACGGCTGTAGAACTGCTCTAATCCAGACGGCGCATAATCCAGCAAGCCCATACGCGCGTAACCGCCGGGGGTTGGTGGAACGACTGAACCTGCGTCACCGCCATTACCGGCTCCGCCCCTAGTGTCTAGGCGGCAAGCCTGCAAGTCTTCGTCGAAGATATATCCAGCGTCACATTGGCCGGTGACAGGGTCGACTGGTTTAACTTCCTCTCGCCCATCATCACGACCGCCACTCATGTCAGGTGCGTTCATGCCGGTATATGCACCCCTAGCCAGCAAATCCTCAAACGTCTTGGGCGGGCCTAAAACAAGGGTTGTTAAGGCGTCAATTCCCTGACCAAGCAAACCCATACCCGGCGTGCCGATTTGGCCGATAACTCTTTGAGACACAGGCTCAATTTCATAGGCATATGGGTTAGAACCCATCATGCCAGCTATGTTCATGCTTAGCGGTAAGCCTTGCCTTTGAGCCTCTGTTAAGCCAGCTAGGTTCTTTGTTACTAGCTGTCCGTCAGGGGCGACTACAGTTTCGAGGCCGTATGGCATACCAGTCACAGGATCGTAGCCGACGTTCTGAGGCGCTTTGTAGGGGCTAATGCCTAAGTTCTGTTGAGCAGACAGCATTGCGTTATATTGATCGGCTGTTATTCCGCCCGAAGTTGTTTGGCTGGGCGCGGTATATCCAATAACATTATTCACAGCCTGCCTTACACCAGCTTGTTGAGCCAATGCGTTTTGCATAGCCTGAGCGTTTGCGCTTCTTTGCGCTGCGCCAGTGCCAATGGTTGATGCTTCGACAATGTCTCTTACTGCTTGAGCCGCAATTTGCTCATCACGCCCACCGGGGTCGAAACCACCTCCATAGCTGTAATCGTCTCGACTTAAACCCGCTGATGCTGCTGCGATATCCTGCTGCACGTCTTGGTCAATGTCTTCATCAGACAAGCCGCCCCCACCACCGCCGCCGGAGTCATCGCTAGAGCCAAAGCAGAACATCTGGCGCTGCATATACTCGCCGTAATCGAACCCATCAATTAGATCGCGTGAACGCATAACCAGACCTTCCTTTCAATGATCTAAGCCATTGACCTTTTATGTTACTTCCATACCGCTTGCCAAGTTCATCCCTGACATGCTTTACCCAACTTGCCTTTAGTCCAAACGGCGACACGATATCTGGAATAAACAAGTTCGAGCCGCTGTTCCACTCGTCTGCGCCGATAGAACGGTCGCCCTTGGTTAGTTCCTTTATCGCCTCGTCACCGACA